AGCCACTTGTAAGCCTCCCTAAGATCATCCATGCTCGTGATCTCAATGAACGGCAAATTAGTATCTGCAATCGATAGCAAACCGCCTTCGGCACTCAAAATTACTGGCGTAGGTAGTGTGGGGATGAGGCTGGTCTTGCCAGCCCCTGCCTGACCGTACACCAAGAGCTTGACCGCTTGCGCGGTGGCTTCCTTTGTCCTCTTCAATAAAATTGCCATCAGATGCCTCCACTTAACGCAAGAAACAAACAGATGGCAGCAGATGCGCCGACCGCAATCGACGCCAAGATAATGACCCAAGGCGGGTCTTCTTTAGGTTCAAACTTCATGGTTACTCCTTGGTTGGAACCGCACATTCGGGCCATCCGGTTGTGCAGTTGTTGCTACTTTACCCGTTTCACTTTAGAGTGTCAACACAAAGTTTCAACCAAGGTGGAAAAAAAGTGACAACGAACGAGGCGATACAATTTTTTGGAAGCTTGAAGAAGCTTGCAGACGCGCTTGGGGTCTGGCCCCAGGTCATTTATCGGTGGGGTGAACGCCCGCCGATGGCCCGTCAATACGAGATCGAAGTTAAGACTGAGGGAAAACTGCGTGCAGACCATGAACAAGATTGAAGCCGCCCTAACCTACGCTTCATGGGGCTGGCGAGTACTACCTGTAGTGCCAAACGGAAAGGTTCCAGCTACCGCCCACGGGGTCAACGATGCAACCACAGAGCCAGACCAGATCCGGCGCTGGTGGACCCAGAACCCAGAGTTCAACATTGGTATTGCCTGTGGCAGCACCAGCGGCATTGTTGTGTTTGACATTGACCCACGCAACGGTGGGGATGTCAGTTGGGAGCAGTGGCTAGAACAGCACGGGCCTATGCCAGACGGTGCGATGGCGCTCACCGCAGGTGGTGGGCAGCACTACATCGCACGGCATCAAGATGGCATACGCTCCTGCAAGCTGGGCGAGGGCATCGATCTGCTATCAGATGGGCGTTACTACATCGCTTACCCGTCAACGATTGAGCACCGCGCCTACGAGTGGGAAGCGTCTAGCGATCCGTTAGACGGTGTAGCACCGAGTGTGATACCAGAACCGTGGTTGCCATACCTTGGCCAGCGCAAGGTAGCGCCCACAACAAACGGGGATCTGATCCAAGGTAACCGTAATGATGGCCTGACCAGTCTGGCCGGTGCGATGCGCTCGTTTGGGATGACCGAAGCCGAGATCTTGGCCGCGATTAGTGTTGCTAACGAGACACGCTGCGAGATCCCATTACCAAGCAGCGAGATCAAGCAGATCGCAAGGTCAGTCACGAGGTACGAACCAGACGCAGATGTTGCGGCCAGTAATGCGCTGGGTTCTGCGGCCCTTGACACGCTTTTTACGCAAGAGGAGACACAAGACTACTTCCTGACCCGTGCGACGAGCTTCTTGGGCCAACCAAGCCCCGTGCCGTGGATTGTGAAGGGGTGGCTTCCGGCATATGCCACGGCGATGATGTATGGCGAGTCAGGAGTGGGTAAGACGTTCGTTGCATTGGACATGGCCTGTTGCATTGCCAGCGGCATACCGTGGCACGGTATTAAAACCAAGCCGGGGATCGTTGTGTATCTGGCCGGTGAGGGCAACTACGGGATGCGTCAGCGTATAGCCAGTTGGTGCAAGCGTAACAACGTAAACAGTTTGGACAACCTGCTAATCAGCAACAAGGCGTTAGATATGGACGCCCCTGGCGCAGCAGCGCAGGTTATCTCGGCAGTCCGGGCGCTGACGCCAGAACCAGTTGTGCTGGTCAACATTGACACGCTCAATAACCATATGTCAGGGGACGAAAACAGCGCCAAAGACACGCGGGCGATGATCAATGCCTGTAACGTGGTCTCGATGGCCCTAAGCGCCACAACCATGCTTGTGCATCACCTTGGACACAACAGCGAGGCAAAACAGCGTGCGCGGGGTTCTAGCGCGTGGCGCGGGGCATTGGATGCAAGCATTCTGGTTCATGGCAAGAGTCATGAGGTAATCGTGTCTTGCACCAAGCAGAAAGACGCGCCAGAGCCGAGTGACTTGTTTGGATGTCTCAGCCCAGTCGATCTGGGTTGGCAGGACGAGGATGGGTTGCCGCTGCTTGGCGCAGTCTTTGAGATGTTCCAAGAGGGCGATCTGCGTATGCCCACGCCTAAAGCCACTAAGCTGGATGAGCACAAAACCAATTTAGAGCGGGCTTGGTTTGTTGGCGGTGCGGAAGTGCTGGACGAGATGCCATATGTCAGCAGGGAGGCGTTCAAGACGTTCTTGCTTGAGCAAGGCATCAAAGCCACCGCAGTTGATCAGCACCTCAAAGCCTCGGCCAAGCCTGGGATGATCATCAGGGACCTAACCGATGCTGAAATAATAGGCAGACATGAGAAAGGTTGGGTAATTAAAGAGATGGAGTTGGGGTCTAAACTCATTCTAAAAATTATGCCGTAACTACCGTAACTTACCGTAACTAGCCGTAACTGGTTACGGGGGGCAAAGGCGAGTTTACCGTAACGTAACGTAACTCCTCCTATAGGAGTTACGGTAGTTACGGTACGATGCGGTCGAAAAGGTACGTTAAGGTTTCACCTTGAGGGGAAAATGTGGAAATGATCGAAAAAGGAAAACCAAGTCAAGAAAAGAAGAAAAGAGGAGGGCCGCAACCGGGGTCGGGTCGACCTGAGTTTGTGCCGAGCGATAAAAATCGAGAGATGGTTGAGAAGCTGGCGAACTGGGGAGTGGCCGAGCATCACATCGCACCGCTCATTGGCGATGGCATAAACACGACCACGCTACGCAAGTACTTCATGACGGAGCTTGAGCGCGGCAGGGCTAAAGCTAGTGCTGGCATCGGGCAGACTCTGTTCCAGAAGGCTATGGCCGGCGACGTGGCGTCGCTCATCTGGTGGACAAAGACGCAGATGCGCTGGACCGAAGCGCCGCGCCAGATCGAGGTGAGCGGCAACATCAGCATCACCGACGCGCTCGCACAGGCGCAAGCACGGCTCATCGAGGCTGAGATCATCGAGATGGATACGCCGTTACTGACCGTAACTGATCCGGTTACGCTTGAGGTTACGCCCGTTACGGTTGACCACATAGGGGGTAACATCGGGGGTAACATGGGCGACCGCGGTGAGGAAAACGCAATGAAATCAACGGGTTAGCGCAATGATTTGATTCCTCCTACCGCTCCCACATCGGGGGCGGCAGGGCCAACCGAGGGTTTTCCCCTAGCGCCGAGGGGGCCGGGGAGGGCCGGCGGGCGGCCCGTCACGGTAACGGTGGCCCCGCAAGAATTTTTTTTTATTTTCCAAAAATGCAAAAAACTCGTTATAGCGCCGAAGACGAACAGATCCTGATGACCAAGTTATGGTCGCCAACGATTGCTGACAACCCGGAGGCGTTCGTGTTGTTTGCGTTTCCGTGGGGTCAGCCGAACACGCCGTTGGCTAAGTTCAGCGGGCCGAGGAAGTGGCAGCGCGAGATCCTGCGAGATATTGCCAAGCACATTAAGGACAACCAAGGCCAGGTGGACATGAATACGCTGCGTGAGGCGGTGTCTAGTGGCCGTGGTATTGGCAAATCTGCGCTGGTGAGTTGGTTAATACTTTGGATGCTGACTACGAGGATTGGTTCTACGGTGATTGTGAGCGCCAACAGCGAAAGCCAGCTACGCTCGGTGACCTGGGGTGAGTTGACCAAGTGGCAAGCGATGATTATCAACAGCTACTGGTGGGAGATCAGCGCCACCAAGATCGTACCGGCTGCTTGGTTAACGGAACTGGTAGAGCGGGACTTAAAAAAGGGGACGCGCTACTGGGCGGCAGAGGGCAAGTTGTGGTCAGAAGAGAACCCGGATGCTTATGCAGGGGTTCACAACCATGACGGGATGATGCTGATCTTTGACGAGGCAAGCGGTATACCGGACCCCATCTGGGCGGTGGGCGCGGGGTTTTTTACTGAGAATATCCTAGACAGGTACTGGTTTGCGTTTAGTAATCCGAGGAGGAATAGTGGGTATTTCTTTGAGACATTTCATGGCAAACGGGATTTTTGGAAGGGCCGGCAGATTGATGCCAGGGAGGTTGAGGGGACGGACAAAAATACTTATGAGCAGATTATTGCCGAGTATGGTGAGGATTCACCTCAAGCGCGGGTGGAGGTATACGGGGAGTTTCCAGCTAGTGGAGACGACCAGTTCATTGGACCGAGGGTGGTGGATGATGCGATGGAGCGGGAGAAATACAAGGATCAGACCGCGCCGATTGTCATTGGTGTTGATCCGGCGCGAGGGGGATTAGATTCAACGGTGATTGTGGTTAGGCAGGGCCGTGACATTGTTGCGATAAAGCGGTTTAGGGGCGACGATACGATGACGACTGTTGGCAATGTCATTGATGCGATTGAGGAGTACAAGCCAGCGTTGACGGTGATTGACGAGGGCGGGCTAGGGTATGGAATACTTGACCGATTGGTTGAACAAAGGTATAAGGTGCGAGGGGTCAATTTTGGTTGGAAAGCCAAAAACCCGGTGATGTGGGGTAATAAGCGGGCAGAGATGTGGGGTGCTATGCGGGACTGGTTACGGTCTGCGAGTATTCCGAAGGATCGGCAGCTAAAGGCTGATCTGGTTGGCCCGATGAAAAAGCCCAACAGCGCGGGTACGATCTTTCTGGAAGGCAAGAAAGAGATGAAGTCTAGAGGGTTAGCGAGTCCTGATGCGGCTGATGCGTTAGCCGTGACCTTTGCTTACCCTGTGGCGCATCGAGAGTACAAAGAACCACCTCGGA